ATGTCTCTTCGTTTCAGACAAACCTTTACTCTATTTCCTGGTGTGAGACTCAACATTGGAAAGCGTGGAATAAGCGCAAGCATCGGGGTACCTGGTGCAACTGTCAATGTTGGGAAAAAAGGACTCAGGGCGACTGTGGGACTCCCGGGTACAGGTTTATCTTATACTACACCTACCCTGCCCTATGATGATTGCCACTCAGTTACGAATCCATTAATTCCGTCCTCAACAGAACCTCATTTTGGGTCGACGGAATCATTTCCAAGCAACACTCCATCGAACGCTAAAATATATATGCCCATGGCTGGCATGAATGAAATTTCCAGCGCTTCGGTAGAAGTCCTGACAAGCTCCTCCCTTTTACCTTTGCGGGATTTGATTGCTAAAGCACGAGAACAAAGTGCAGAGATAAAAGCAGATCTACAAGAAGCTCTTGCTGAAGAATCAAAACAAAAGAACGAGTTGGTTCGGCGCAAATCAAGTCTACTTCGTTGGTTTTACAAACGTCGTATCGCAGAACTTGAGACTGAACTCCCCGTAACGCAAGCTGAGATATCTCGCCTGTTATCATGGGAAGACAGCACAAAAATAGCCATTACCTTCGAGAGCAGTGACACTTCACAGCGCGCATATGCTGCAATGGTCCGTGCATTCGATATGTTAAAATCTAGCAACAAAAAATGGGATATCACTGCTGACAAAGCAACAGACCAGTTTGCCGAAAGAACGTTAGCAACTCGATCTGTGGATCGTCATCCTGTTACCTTTGACTACAGCTCAACAGATCTCATTCAATTTACAGGTCGTGCGATGCGGTTTGAAAATGTCAATGGCGACGATATATTGCTTTATCCTGGAGTTGCAGTCATACCACGTGTTGATGGGGCATTCGCTCTGATTGATATACGCGAATTACAAATCAGTGCGGAACATCGGAGATTTCAAGAGGAAGACGGTATTCCCAAGGATACACGTATAGATGGCCATACTTGGGCGAAAACGAATAAGAATGGATCGCCAGACCGTCGATTTAAAGATAACTACCAAATCCCAATTTGCATTTATGGAAATATTACTTTCCATTCCCAAACTGGGTTAACTGAGGAATATATGGTATCAAATGCAGATGCCGCGCAAGCCTTTGCTGATGCAGTACAGCGCTATCAGACCTCACTCACAGAATCCGAAGCGTTAGTACAGGCCTAACTTATCTCAGATTTCCGGGAAGAGGCTCAACCTCACTTGCCGACCAAAAAACCAACTAAACCAGCCACCTATGGCTGGTTTTTATAATGGGTAGTGTTAAGGTGATTACGGATTGAAAAGCCTTAAAATTATATAACAGGGCAGTCGTCGAACTCCCCTGACCGCGCATCATTGATTATGTATGTGATCACTCCAAATACTGCCGGCGGGCAATTCTCCTCTTCCCCCGGAAGCGCTTCCTTTCGCCCAGATGACAAGTCCTCAAGATGAGGTTTTGGCACCAGCCGGTAGCGCTTTACTCTGAACTCCCCTTCCATCGCACATACAAGCAAAGTGCCATCACATGGCTTAAGTGAAGCATCAATGACCAGAAGAGCCCCTTGTAAAATACCCGCACGATAACAAGTGTTTGCCGCCCGCATAAAATACGTTGCAGCTGGATGCTTAATGAATTTTTCGTCAAGCGAAATACGCATTTCTTCATAATCTGCTGCTGGAGATGGAAAGCCCACGGTTTTACTCCTCTTTCTTGACACTGTACATAATCACAGTATATATACTGTATATAAACACAGTAAAGAGGATCGAAAAAATGTTTGTTGAACTCGTATATGACAAGCGCAATGTTGAAGGTTTGGCTAATGCTCGTTCTATCATTCTCAATGAGTTAACAAAGCGGGTGCACAGAATTTTTCCTGATGCAGAAGTTAAGGTAAAACCTATGCAGGCAAATGCTCTTAACTCAGACGCCAGCAAACATGATAAAGAACGGCTAAACCGCATGCTTGAGGAGATGTTTGAAGAAGCAGATCTATGGCTGGTAAAAGAATGATCAGTTGCAACAGCGCCATACTTTCAGGGGTAAGGATCTACTTCCCCGAGGAGAGGAAGTTACCACTCCCTGATTTCGAGTTACGGTCCTTCGCTATTATAAAAGTTCGAGAAGATGGCTATATGCTTCTTGAATCAACGAAAAGTGGCTGGTTTCCAGCCACAACTATAATTTATAAGGACTATGGTCCTGCCATATCTCATGCAATTGAGTTAAGCAGCGATATCTGGGGTTGGGCTGATTCGTTCATGAATTCTCAGGTACGCCACTTTCTGATGGGAAATATTTATATACAGTCTTCTCACTGACCCCTATCACATCGGCAACCTGCTGCCGAGTAGCCCCTTTCTCCAGCATGCGCCGGCAGCGTTCCACAACTTCTGTTGTCATTATCCGGCGGCGGCCACCGATCCGCCCCTGCTCTCTGGCCGCGGCTAAACCGGCGCGGGTGCGCTCCACTATCAATTCCCTCTCCATCTCCGCCAGAGCGCTCATGACGTGGAAAAAGAAGCGGCCTGCAGGTGTCGAAGTGTCGATCGAGTCGGTCAAGCTGCGAAAATGAATTCCCCGCTCCTGCAGTTCAGATACCAACGTAATTAAGTCGCGTACGCTGCGGCCGAGGCGATCCAGCTTCCATACAACCAGCGAATCACCAGGCCGAAGACGGCGTATCGCTTTCCGTAATCCTGGCCGCTTCGCATTTTTCCCGCTGGCGGTGTCTTCGAAAATTAGCTCACATTCTGCGCGAACCAGTGCGTTTTTCTGTAAATCGAGGTTTTGATCGCCGGTAGATACCCGCGCGTAGCCAATCAGCATTATGCAACCCTTTGAAATAGCTGATTGTAAATTGCCGGGATTGTTCGCGTAAACCTGGGTTCAGACGAACTGGGTGTGGCGTCAGTCAACTACATCCACGTGTTCAATGTTCCCACCAGGCCGTTTGCTTACTATCTGTCCAAAAATTCCGGCAATGTCATGCTTGCAATAAGAGAGGCGGCAGCTTCGGGGGAATCCACCATCTTTGAATCCGGGCAAACTTATGACATTAGCGAGAACGACATTCCATTCGCGCAGAGGACTGAGTTCAATGGCCCTGATGGTGGTTATGTTAACTTCAACATTACCAATCCGGTTGGGACTTACGGCACTTTTGATTTACGCACGAGCAATTCTCTCGGTGGCGGACGATTCAACCGGTTTCGTAATCTCCGGTTTCGATACCCCAATCAGGTAAAGGCATTAACCGACACAATAACTGCGCCAGTTACATACCCGCCTATTTTTCACGGTGGTGCGTTCGAATCCCGATTTGAATATCTTGATGTCGGCAACGCGTATTATGCGTTTCGACTCGGTGGGACAGTCAATGATGTGGAGTCCGGGTCGGCCTCTCGGGTAGTGTTAGACCAGATAATCGGTGCTCCTCTTTATATGGGGTTATCATTAACTCAGGTGCTGGACGTTCCAAAAATAGAAGATATTCGATGGAATTATAATTATATGGCAGGATCAACCTCGGCGTATAATTACGACATTACATTGAAACAATGGATGCATGACAACGGCACAGCTTTCCGCTGGGGGCGAATTGACTGGGCAACCATCGTAAATCTGTTTGCGTATGGATATTATCGCACGTTCTTCGAGCAGTCCTGGGGTTTTACCGGTTCCGCAGACAGACTTAAATTCATTGGATGCACCGCCGACCACAGCGTGTACCCTGTTTATGCTCAGAACTTTTCTAATCGCCTGACCTTTGTCGCGTGTGGTTTTACGGGAGATAAAAGCTCCGTATTTACACGAGTAGCACCTAATGCAATTTATATTGGCAATGTAGGCGATTCGGAAGCTGTAGTTTCATTTATCGGATGTACGTTTAACGACTTTTCAGGGTCGGTGGTCCAGTCCAACGGCACACAAGTGGAATTCAGCGGTGGGAAAATATATGACTTTGGTTATGACTCCAGTTCATCTCTAATCCGTAATGCTATTGAACTGAAAGCTGCGACGACAGTAAAAATTGACGGCACCAAAATCATTGCGTCAGCTGGCTCCTATACACGTTGTGTGTATGACGGCGGGCACGGTAATTCGAAATTGTATATAAGTGGTGGCGCTGAGCTTAAGGGCGCGACATACGAATCATACCGCTGGGATGGCGGCGTTGATGGTGGGAACAAAGAATACATTGACCCCGGCGTGACGATCGAGGGAGCTACAACCTCTGTTAATATTCGCGGCGTCGTTTCTTTTTACCAGCAGAAATATGAATACCCGGGTAACTCCATGCCTATTTCCGGTACATACCAATCCGGTGATGAAGTTAAGAACAAGTTCTTAACAATACAAGGAACAGCGGGTTCTCGTTACGTTATTAAGAGTTGGCTACGTGTAACCACGGGCAGTTCACACGTCTTGAATGTTGACTGGGTTGCGCAGAAAGTACCTACCGGAGATTAAAATGAGCATTACTATCTCGAGAAAAATAACACAACAGAACTCGGCGTCGGCGCTGGGTTTTCAGATTGAAGAGGCTGAAGGTGATATTGATGTAACCTATACCGCAAAATCAATCGTTTTTATCTCTGGTGATATAGTCACGGTTGAGTTTGAAACATCGGTGGCAGGTTACGAGAAAACCGGCATTCGTCATATTGATTGCCCGTATTCAGGTGGCGATAACCCACTTGCTGATGCAGAAGCGGCGCTCAAACTGAAGATAGAAGAAGTGGCAATTGAAGCCGCCGAAGCTGCAGCGAATGAGCAACTTATTGCAGAGCAAATTGCGCTGGCCGAGGAAATGGCGAAAGAGACTGAGGCAGCGCTGAAAAACCAAGTACCTGAGTAAAATATACCGCCATTACTGACGGTTATTTTTACGTAGAAACTTCCTCAACGCTCAGGTGGTCTAAACGGCGTTGACCAGATACTGGCTTAAAACACCTTGTGAAGCCAGCCAGGAATCAACGGCCTGGCTGGCTTCCTCCGCCTTATTGAAGTTAAACGAGGCTATATAGCCATCTTTTTCGATGGGTGATATTTCATAAGCCCTTTTGACTTCACTGTCATTATTGTCTTCAGGTAGTGTTGCTTCATATAAATACAACATTGGGTTTCCTCAATCAGATGTGGAGATAGCTTCGGTTCCTTTGGGCAACCAGTAAACCGGCAGCTTAATCTGCATCGTCCCTACGTATCCTGAGACACGTATAGCCGGTGACGCCTTCAGTGTTCCTAGCGCATACTGATAGCCCACCTCACAATACGTTTGTACACCAACATATTTTTCAGTGGTCAAAGGTGTTCCTTCAGCAGTCAGTAGCTCGCTGATGTTTCGTGTTGCGCCGATGACTGAAGCAAGATAATTAAATGTCCTCGATGTCTGATAAGCACTACTCTCCAGCGTAGTGGTAAAGGTTGGCTTGCCGTAGTAATACAGCTTGGTTGACAGCGTCACAGCACCGGCAGTGACTGCGCTCATTTTCATGGACAGCGCTGAAAATATCTGATTAAACCGGTTCACGGGCGTCAGCAGCGCCTGGTTACGTATTTCAAGCGTATCCGTTTCGGCGGTTGCCGTCAGATTAACAACCACCAGACCATCATCCGGGTCAATCCCGCCATACGTTGCCGTCATGCCTCCGGTTAAACTGAAGGTCATGTTGGTCGCCGGGTCTAATGTCACCGGGCCTCCCTCGGTACCGCTAAGACGGAATAAACCTGAGTTAAGGCTGTCACCATAACGCATCAGGCACTGGTCATAGGGTGTGTTTGCGTTGCGGAAGAAGCCGCGAACACGTGACGAGGTGCCATCGTTATACCCCAGAATCGCTACATGAGGTTCTGACTCCACATCAGGGAAGCGAAAATCAGAATCAACAATCTCCAGATGCCCGAGCATAGTTGAAGAGGGCGCCACGAGTTGCCGCCGTGAAGAAAATTCGCCTGCCACTTTCTGCGCATTAAAGAAAGAGGCGTGGATATAGACTTTATTCAGCCTTCCGTTGTCATAATCCCATTCCGGAGCGGTTGCGTTCTGACTGATAAGATAAGAGCCATATCCCTCACCGAAAGAACCGTTTGTAAATCTAAAAACACAGGCTCTTGCTCCATTGGCTAAACACAAAAGTGCACCACCGGCATAATCATAGGAATTATTGTCAAAGGTGATATTCCATCCAACCAGGTCCCAGTAAATATTATGGGAGCGCGAATTACCAATGGTGCATGAGCGTATTAATATACGCTCCCCTGAGTTGCTCTTGTTGAGGCCCAGCCCGGCAATATTATAGTAATTCTGAACAAAATCGCAGCGTTCGACGGTGATAATGTAAGTGTCGAACCCATAAAACCCCAGTCCAACACGAAAGTTTCGCACCATCACATCTGCCAGAAATACATCCCTGACAGTGAGATAACCTGATTTTGTGTTACCGATAGCAATACCGCAGCCTGTGCTGACGGTATTACCTGGACCAAGAATACGGAATTTCCCTGATTTGTTCCTGAATATACTGAAGCCCTGAGTCTGAATATATCCGCCCATGCTGGCAGTCAAACCCGGGAAATCTTCATTTCTGATGACAATGCAATCATCAGTGAGCGACGTTCGCAAGTCAATAAACCCGCTGCCAACGAATGCCATAAATGACGGAATGACAATCTGCTCATCAATTGTGTAATACGCGTTTTTAGACAGATATGTGGGGTGCGGCACACGCATAACCTGCACAGCACGAATAAATGTTGTGCCTGAATCGACGACTTTTTTAACTTCACCCCGAATGATTTTATTCGCAGCAGCACCAAAGTTACTGCCATCGGCCAGTAAACCACCCAGCCTGATATCAATGCCATCAGCGCAATCCGTTACCCATCGCGCACCGCCAGGCGTCACTATAATGCGATACTCGTCGTCTTCAGATGTGGTATCTGAAGCATCATAAAAGAATACGGCATCAATAATGGCGCCATCTGGCACAACGGTGTGCAGTGTAATTGACTGCTTATCATAGGTCGGTTCGATCGCTCTCAACGACACAACGCTTGGGCATTTCCCCAGCCATTTAAGCCCGTCGCCTGAACCCAGGTTTGAGCGAAGAGCCGCATCACCAATATTCGACCATTTCCCCGTTGGGTTTTCAGCCGACCACACGCCGCCATCGTTCTCCGGAGAATCCCCCGCAATGACATGTTCCAGCTCTCCAAGGTATTTGTACCAGGAGCCATTGTAGTAAACGATTTGCTGGCGATTATCGACTGTGAGGCCGGTCGCCCAGTTTCCCAGCTCCTGCCAGCCAATGGCTCCTACCGCCTGTTCGCCACGTCCCGTGATATACGTGATGAAGCGATTGAAGATCATCTCCATACCGTACCAGGTGCGGCGAAGTACAGCGAAACGATCCGGCAATGACTCTGATTCGCGGCCATTGACTAACTTATCCAGATTGGTTGCGTTCTTCAGCAATATCTGTGGTGATGTCGAGCCAAGCTTTTCGTTGTCGGCCATACATTGTGCTCCAAAAATGAAAAACCCGCCGAATGAGGCGGGTGAATGGGTGCTTTTTAAAAAGTTAAGCGACGTCGCCGGGGTAGGTAGCGTCGTCGTAGCTGTAGAAAATTTCTTTGTATTCCGGGGCGGTGACCTGGCAGGTGCAGTCATCAGACGGGACTATTTCCTGAACGATACCGTGCCGGGCCCCCTTCTCACTGTCACAAAACAACAGGCGAGGTAATTCAACATCCGGGTCATCCATTGTCCAGTCTTCCGGGTGTAGGTCGTCGTTGTACGGTATAGTAAGGGTGAAGTCATCGACACGTGTCGGCGTTAGCAGACGAGTCGACGGCCGTCCTCCCTGAAACTGAATCCAGCAACGCGGATTAACATAGCTCCAGTCAAGAAGTTCAGTGACTGTTAACGTGATAACTTCATCATCGAATGTCACGCCTTCTATCAGACAGCTGATTGTTTTACCCGTCGGTATATCATCAGAAAGAATGATGTGATCACCAAACTGGTAACACCAGCCAAGAAGCTCAGTTGTGCATTCATAGGTCCTGCGCTGATGCAGATATTTCATGAGCCTGCGCATGCCTATTCGGTATGCACGATCTGCTGTCATTACAATGCCCAGTGAGTACGACTCCACTTTGCGAGGCACAGGATTATCAGTCGTCCGGCACTGAACGATCTCTTCTGCCCAGGTACCGGCATAAGTCAAAGCATCAAGAAGTGCCTTGTTGTAATTGTCCAGGTCACGCCGGCGATAGTCTGGCGGATAGAGAATAATTTCTACAGCTGCTGGCGCGGTAGATGGTTTTGGTATTGCACGCAGTTGCTCAATGATCGCTGACCGTACTGCATGTTTGAATTTACGGCCGGCTGCGCTGACAAGGTGTTTACCTTTTGAGGGCCCCTTGTTTGGGGACCGCCAGTAGGTGTTCACGCTGGGTGGGAATGGAAGAATAAATTTCATTCAGCCTCCAGCACTATCTTCAACTCAAACGGAACATCTCCTCCGCAATAGCAGAGCGGGCCAAGGTCAGACATAAGGCTCCACAGGGTCATTGACGTATAGCCATTTTCGTCTGTTACCGGGGGCGAAAAGTCCCCGAAGATCCTCGGGTGCTGGATTCGATTCTGCTCGTGTTGTTTTTCCAAATGTCTGAGGGAGACTTCATTAAGTTTCACTTTTACGATGCTGTTGAGATTGACCGATATTTCTCTGGCCAACAGCGAAGGGGTGATACTGATACCGCGAGAAACCCCGCGGGTAATCTTGATGGCCCCTTTTCTCTCCAGCGCCTTGAGGTGCGTTGCTGCTGCATTGGGGGACCGGCACCCCAGCATTCCGGTCAGTTCGTAAGTTGTAGGCGGAAAACCATGTTTACGCTGATATTCGATCAGGAGGTCCAGGACCTCCTGCTGCCTTAAGGTCAAGGAAGTCATGCTGCCTGCTCCTCTCTGTTCACGCACATTTCGGGTAAGTTGGCGCGTACCAGCGCTTCGGCGAACGGCGGCGGGACGGCATTGCCACAGCGCGCGACCTGCTTATCTTTCGCGTATTTCACGCCGCGGTAATCCTGGTCAATGATGTACCACTCCGGAAAGCCCTGCGCCCGGTAGAGCTCGTGCGGCTGCAGCATGCGCATGCCGATATCAACGATTCGGTAAGTCACCCCGCCAATTTCCACCAGTCCGGTGCTATCCTTCCCGCAGTATTCCTGCAGGAACGCCAGCACCTGCTGCGCGCGCTCGTCGTCGTAGTCCTCGACCGCCAGGGTCGTTTTAACCTCCCCCACGTGCTGGCCGCCAGCAGTGATAGTCGGCATCGGCTCGTCAGTAGTCTGGCCGTCACGGCAAGTACCGCGCAGTTTAACCAGATGAGAAGCGACTAATGCGTGGTGATCGACAGTCGTTACTGAATGCGCTGGCTCATCCAGCCCCACGCCGGCGCCCTGATAATTCCCACCGTAGTGTTTTGCCAGGAACGCACCAACTACGGCATGTTTCCCACCACCAGCCACAACAGTTCCTAGCGGCTTATCCAGTCCTGGCACGCGAGGAGCCTGGCCGGGCCGTTCTCCGTATCCCATTTGAATGAGCGTCGGCACAACCAGCTGCGATTTACCGCCGCCGCCCGCGGTGATTGTTGCGCTTGGTTCATCGGCACGGTGTCCGACGCTGGCGCCAAACTGACGAGCGATGACCGGCGCAACAACACAAGCTCGTGACTCTTTCAGGATGGTGTGAGCGGGTTTATCGAGCGGGCGTGGTTTAGCCTGGTACTCGCTGCCGCCATTGCCAGCCAGGAACGGAGCCAGCTCTGCTTCAACAATACCCATAGCGTGACCATTCCCGCCCGGGCGTTTTGCGGTACCGGCCGTCACCGTCGGCAACGGATCGGTGACTTCCTGCCCGGTAGCTCCGGTTCGGAATTTTGTCAGATGAGGTACCGCAATTGCGTAGCCGTGGGTTTTCGTAATCGTCTGTAGCGGATCGTCCAGCGCCTGTCCCCGGAAACAGTCATATTTGCCACGTGTCGTTGTGTGATTGCACTTCACGATGAATGGCGAAGCACTTTCGATAACAAAGCGCTGAATGCCGCGGGCAATCCGTTTTAGCGTATTCTCTGCCAGTGACTTTTTGCGACCGAAGATGCTCGGCGCGGGGATTGACCAGTCTATGCATTCCGCAGCTGTACGCCACGGCTCAAGCTGGCCCGCCAGCACGGCGGCAGACTTCGGATCCCCGTGCGTGGCTTCCGGCCAGACTATCGGTTTCCCGTCCCGGCGCATCACCATGAAGAACCGCTTACGGATGGTCGGCGCGCCATAATCGCAGGCGCGCAGCTCGCGAAAATCGACGACATAACCCAGCCCGGCAATTAAGCGCTTGGCCTGCTCGCTATCCGGTGAAAACTCCAGAAACTCGCAACACTCCACCAGTGCAGGATGATCTGCTGGAATACCGGTGGTAAGCATCCCGACAAATGCATTGAAAGTTTCACCGATGCGTGCCGGATCCGGTCGCATTTCTGCCGCGAGTAACGGACCCCACGTCTTAAACTCTTCGACGTTTTCCAGCATCATGACTCGCGGGCCAACATCCAGCGCCCAACGAATGACGATCCATGCCAGCCCTCGAATATCTTTCTCTACTGGTTTAGCACCTTTCGCTTTAGAAAAGTGACGACAGTCAGGCGAGAACCATGCCAGGCCGACAGGCTTACCACTGGTAGCGGCTAATGGGGATACATCAAACACACTTTCGCAATAGTGAAGCGTGTCGGGATGGTTAGTGCGGTGCATAGCAACGGCGTTAACATCGTGGTTAATCGCGATATCAACGCTACGCCCTATCGCCAGCTCAATACCTGTACTGGCGCCACCGCCACCAGCAAAATTATCGACAATAATCTCACGCATGAGCGGTCCCCCTCATGCTGCCGACCAGCCCACCAGCAACGGTGATGATTTCGCTGGTGGGCACGCGCTCCAGCCACAACTGGTTAATGTGGGCCTTCAGCTTGTTCTGCTGGGAGAACTCCAGATCCTCTGCGCCTTGTACCTGTCCAAAGACGAGTCCAACTTCCAGTGGCCAGATCCGGGATTCAGGCTCAGCCAATGATGCAACAGCATCGGGGATGATCACTTCAGGAGACTGAACTGGCGAAACTGGTGACAGGAATTTTCCTGCAGCAAACTCAGCCAGCGCCATACTTGCGCGCCCTTTTGCTTCCAGCTCAACGCGATCGATATAGCTAAAATGTTCACCGCGCCAGGTCTTATCAAATACCGCAATGGCCCCGGCAAAGAATGCGCTGGTGGGCTTCTGCTTTTCGTCGGCCGGCACAAACCACGTTGGGAGATCGAATCCAATACGACCACGAATAAACATGATGTGATCGGCATATTCCGGCCACCATGTTTCACTTGTTGCTGACTTCACGAGGTAAATGTAACGACCACCCTTTTCACGCTGCTCGGCGGTATAGTTCATAATATGAGTCATGCCAGTGATGGCTTGTTTTTCATGGTACTGCGAACGGCTGTACGGCGGATTAGCAAAGGCCGCTCCTCCGAGTTCTACCAAACGACCAGACCAGTCCTGCGTCAGCGCATTATCTTCAGCGGTATACCATGCCGGACATTTTGTATTGCTGTCGTCTGCAAACAGGTCCAGTACCAGCGGGCCAAACATAGCGTTAACGCCCCAGAACAGCAGATCAGGGGTACGCCATTGATCCCCGACTTCTTTTAAATAATGCGCACTACGCTGGCGCTGTTCCTCAAGTGCCAGGCAATAAGGGCTGACGGTTTTAGTTAAAGTTTGCTCTTCTGCGGTCATAGCTTCTTGTACTTCCTGACTCATAGTTTTCCCCTGCGCTGATCAGCATCAACAAGTGCTCTCAGTAACCAGTAACGGCGATCAAAGCTGAAAAGGTCATCTCTGAGGAGTGCGTATTTTCTGCGAAAAATAACGTCGTGCTGCCACCAGTAACGCCAGTGATGCAAACGCACAAGGCGCCGGAGACTTATCAAAATCTTCTTCAATCGGAGCACAAGTCACCTCCGCAGTAATTTCCTGCCAGATAGCATGACCCGGCGGAATCATTCATGTTTCTGGCGTTTCGAACAGAAGCATTCTTAAGACGCAGGTACCGCTCTCTTGCTTTAGCCGTACAGTTGCTGTCACAAAGTTGCTGCCATACCGTCGCCGCACGGCGGTAATAGCGTTTCTCTTCCAGCTTTTTGGCTGTCGCTTCAAGGGCAAGAATCTCCCCCGAAAGCCCACCAGGCAGGTACTCTTCAATATCGATGGATCCCGCTACGAAGTAGATAAACCCACCAGTAACTTCAACGCTGGCAAGTTCCCCGTCGTAGTACAGGCGATGAACAGCGCTCTTCACTGTTACCGGTTTGGTTTCAGGAAATGCCGCAGTGATATCGCGCAGCATTTTGCCTGGATTCTTCTCAATAAATTCAAAGATCGACTTGGCTATGTTCATCCCCGGAACCCCCGTGGAATAGTGGTTTGTACTGGACTAATTGAATTAACATCCCGCGGTCTGGTTTTGTCCCACAACTCCCTTGGCGGGCGGCCTTTGGCATCCCAACGGATAGCGCTTTGCAGATATCCCTCGAATTTTTTAGGGCCGAAAAGTGTCTCGGGTCGCATGTACTGGTATTGCTCGTCGTTGCCATGCCAGTGCTCATGCTTAACGTCGATTACCAGTTTCAAGTCGCTAACGGTATGACCTTCGCGGAGGCGGGCGCGAATGTTCTCCAGTGAGGTCTTAGATTTCTGGTAACGGGAACCGCTGACCAGATTCAGGTGTGCCAGAACTTCGATCGCGTTATCGGTAATAACAACTTCAGGATCCGGCTTATCGTCGGGTTCCGCAGGAGCCCGACAAGAAGGTTTTTTAGATGACGGATCTAATGACGGATCTAATGACGGATCGCCTTCAACCATTGAGGGGTCCTCCCGCAATATTTGAGGGGGTACAGACCCATTATTTGAGGCATCAGAATTTGACCCCTCAAATTTTGAACCCTCAAATTCTGAGGCATCAAATTTTGATTGTTCACGTGGCGTTGCGTAGAAGATTTTTGCTTCAGCTGCTGCACGTTCCAGCATGTCAACATTGAGTTTATAAACGTTCGAATTATTCTTTCCGCCCACGCGCCGTTCCTGCTTCTTCAGCCAGCCTTTAGCCTGAAGCTTTTTGATAGCGCTGCGGACAGTATTCTCGCTCTTTGCGCCGATCTGTCGCTGAATAGTGGTTACCGCTGGCCATGACACCCCTTCGTCATTACTGAAGTCTGCCAGGCGAGCCATGACCGCTATTTCAGAGATTATCAGCCCTTTGAAAGCGCATGCTTCCCATACGAGGCCGTGTAATTTACTGCTCATGGCTGCCCTCTACTTCCCTGAACTTGCGTTGAAACTGATCGAGTGGGCTAAAGCACTCGTGGGAATAGCCTTCCCGCAGGTAGATGACGCGACGTGTCTCAGGCTCCCAGCGGATAACTCTGACTGGATTGCCATAGTGGTCTTTGAACTTCCGGTTAACTTCTCGCATAGCGCTTTAGCCCTCCGGTTAAAGACCCCCACAACTCCGCGTGCCCGACTGTGGTTACACTCGACCCATTTACCGCATACCATGCGCTCATACCGAAACGACGAAACACCCGGGATCGGGTACATCCGTAGTTGCGGTAATTGAAGATTTACGATTAAATTGCTCATGCGGATTATTTCTCCATACACAAAGATTTATTCGCCACGACGCCCGGAGCTGCACACTCGCGGGCGTCACTCTTTTCTGGCTGGCAAAAGACACGGAAAAGCAATGTCAAATGTTCCTGCCATTTCGCCATCACCTGATAACTGTTCTCCTCGATCTGCTCGCGTTCTTCCTGGTCAATAACACCGTCAGCTGTAGCTTTACGGAGATACTGTGAGTGCTTTCCGATCCACTCGATAGACTCCATCAGGCGCTGGTTAATATCGGCGTTGTCCACATCCTCAATGTCTGCCAGCGGCACAAAGACCCCGTTCGAGTGGCGCGCTATCGCATTGGCGATATGATTCGTCCCACCAGCACGCTGTAGAACCATTGCCCAGCCGAGAGGGAAAATTTGATCACCATCGGCACGTAAGCGGTTAAACAATGCGTTTTCAGTAACGCCAAGCCATTCAGCTGCTTCTGCATACCCCCCGTCCAAATCAGTGATCGTTTTTTTAATCGCAGCTACCAGCCAAGCTGGCTGCTTATCAACTTTCCATTCTGGTTCTATACCCACGGCTTACCCCCCTACCTCTGTGGTTTCTGTTACACCCCTGAAGCGCTATCGTTCTGATTAGCACCCTCGCCATAGAGCAACCAATGAGGATCGCAATGCAGGGCTGAAGACAATTCAATGATGTAACGGGGTCTCTTTGTTAAACCCGCCTCGATCGCTTGTAATGACTGCTGGGTCATTCCGACCAATTCAGCCAATTGCGCTTGTGAGAGATTCATCTCTTCACGTTTATTCTTTAATCTTTGAGAAATTGATTCCATAACACCTCCACAGTTTTATCTGTATTTTTGAACAGATACTACTGTTTGTCAATCACAGTTTAAACTGTGACCATGAGGCCATGGGAATGGAGGAGCTATGAGCCTTGCAGAACGCGTAAAACAAAAAAGAATCGAACTTGGTCTTACTCAAGAGCAAGCAGCTGAAAAGGCAGGAATAAGGCAACAATCATGGGCCAGCATTGAGGATGGAAAAACTAAAAAGCCTCGCAACATAGTAGGAATAAGCAAAGCACTTAAGTGCGACCCAACATGGTTGATGAACGGTGGGCCTTTCATGGCTCTGGACGATGTGAATTCAAGGAAAGTACCTTTGATCAGTTACGTCCAGGCTGGAGCGTTAGCAGAAAAACACCCTATTGATGCATTTGATGGTAGCTTCGAATACATCATGACTGACCTTGATATTTCTGAGTTTACTTTTGCACTAAGGATAGAAGGTGATTCAATGGAGCCTGACTTTAAAGAAGGCGACATTATCATTGTTGATCCAGAGTTAGAGCCCGTTCCGGGCGAATTTGTTGTTGCTAAAAATGGTGAAAATGAGGCTACTTTTAAAAAGTACCGTCCTACATTTACCGATATTTCAGGCCGCCAGCAATATGAACTGGTCCCCCTTAATGACGACTACCCCACCATTAATAGCTCTGAACGCCCGTTGAAAATTATCGGCGTAATGGTCGAACATAGAATTTACAGGCGAAAAAGGTAAATCCTTCCTCACATGAACCGGCCGGCGCCGGTTTTTTTACGTCTTTAGTTTCATAAAAAACAATAAATTACAGTTTTTTTAGTATAGATCATCACTCAATACAGTTTTGACTGTTGACGCATTAACAGTTTTATCTGTATTATTAATTCATCAACAGCGAACAGGCAGGACGCCCACGAAGTAGCCGCCCGGGGCATATGAAGACCAGGATGATTCGCTAACAGATAAACCAAATAGGAACAGAACATGGCGAGCAAAGGCATTGAAAACCTTATCAAGGACGCATTAGCAAACGGCTGTCATGTAGTCCGTAAAGCGCATCGCTTCGAAGTAAGCAAGAAAGGCAAAAAATCAATCACTCTTATTATTTGTGAAGATGGCACAGCTTACCGCGGAGATATTGACCTAACGATCGCCATAGCCATTCGCACTCAAAAAGAAATGCGTAGCGTCCTCGGCCTGCCGGCTAAGGCAATTTAATTACCTCAGGTGTCTTCGGGAGGGGTTGCGGAGCTGGATTGACCACCAGCAACAGAAACTCACCCGACATACAGCAGCCGTTTAACCCACGGCGTCGGGGGTCCAGTAGACCTGGATTAATACTGTAGGGGTTGTGCCGGTTGGTCGCCGGCGCCCCGCCCGAAGATACCTGATCGAACATGGCGAAAGCCGACAGCGTTGAAGGCGATTTTCTCGGTTTGCGCGCTAAACAATAGCGGGGGTGAAATCGGGGCGGAGAAGCAGAATCCGCGATGTCGGGACTTGATACTTCCGGCCATACCAACAAGCCGAATGATCGCGTAACGATCCTTTGCATCTGCCCCGGCGAGGTGGCGCCGCCGGACCGGGGTAGATGAATCGTACACAACATGAAAGCGCATTCCATCTTCATACGTCGTGGGGACTGGTTTGTAACTGAAGGAGTGCGCTTCCAGTTGTGAACGGCAATATTCACGACCGTTGTATGGCACATGCAGCGTTAGCAGCCCGGATGGTTCCCTTGAAGTTCCATGCGCTATCCGGACAACTGGAATGTGCAAGCTAAGTGTTTCAGGCACGACGTGCGCCCCACCAGCGCGGCGAAAAGGTGTGACGCCCGGGAAGAGTCCGGGACACAACGATGAGGGCATTGACGAGCAAGGCACAGAGTCTGGTTCGATTCCAGACGCCAGGATAGTTCTATATCTGGTGATGGGCAGGGAAAAGGTCCGTTCGATTCGGACACCGGCAGTGCTCTCTTCGTTGTGGTAATTGCGGCTATGCGCACGTGACGAGCCAAACCCGTTCATTGAATGCGTTTCCGGGCAGTGTACGTCGCCGGTTATGGCTTAACCCGGCAGGTGGAGGCACCACCGCCACAACCTAGTTAACTGTGCTGTGTGTAGTCTTGGCGGTTATCCAGTTTTCCACTATCCAAAGGAGGAAGAGGATAACGTTCTGATGGATAACCGCCCTTTTTACACAATACACAAGAGCATCACCGGGCGACGGGCTCATAACCCAATCCACCCGGGCGGCGTCCTAACCGCAGGTGCTCTTCTGTGTTGTGTACGGAGAAATTCCCGGCGGTGGCAGCCGCCTTTCGAGAGGGTAAAACCATGAGTAATGATCGCATGACAGTCGTGCCCGATTTCCTGGGCGAACTGGACGCCGGCGTATTCATGAACAAGATTGCGGCGGCTCTGAATACCACCGCGCTCGGCGTTCTGAACAACGGCAACAAAGGCAAAGTAGTCCTGACCTTTGATTTTGAGCGTATGGGCAACTCTGTTGAAGAGAAGCGCGTCAAGATTAAGCACAAGCTGAACTACAGCACCCCAACTCCCCGCGGCAAAGCGTCGGAAGAGGACACCACCGAAACACCAATGTGGGTCAATAAAGGCGGCAAGCTCACCATCCTGCAGGAGGATCAAGGGCAACTCTTCGGTATCACCGGCACGGTGGACGGAAAGCTTAAAGCGGCTCAGTGATCCGCACGCACAAATTCACTGATACCACTTCGCTAATCAGTTAATAAGGAATTTTTATGTCTCAGTTAGACAGCGGTACTTTTCAGCAGGTTAAAGACCTGGTGCTTTCCGGTTATCACCTGAACGATATCCACGGTCTGGCCTGCCCGACCGCCCTGTTACCACAAAATACAAGCGTTGAAAGCCTGGAGCGTTTTTCTTATGAGCGCTTCCGTTTCCGTGGAGCCATGGACACAACCAGTATTGATGATTTCGTTCGCTATTCTGTTGGTTATGCCCAGGAAGAAGAAAAAGCCCGCTGCTTTATCGATGCGGACAACATGCTGGCCCGTTCTATCTTCAACATCGGTACGCTGGATAATCCCGGGCACGCTGATAACGTCGCCTCGATCAAGCTGAAGAAAACAGCCCCATTCCGCGCGCTGCTGTCGATCAACGGGGATCACCTTAACCAGAAGCAAATCGCCGAATGGCTGGAAGACTGGAGTGATTACCTGATTGCATTCGATGCCGACGGTAACACGATGAAAATCGCCCAGGCCGCGCAGGCAGTTCGCCGCGTCACCATCCAGCAAACTAATGCCTCCGATCATGAAGATGGTGATTTCAGTGGCAAAAAGTCGCTGATGCAGAGTATCGAAGCCAGCAGTAAAGACGTGATGCCGGTGGCGTTCGAGTTCAAATGTGTGCCGTATGAAGGACTCGGAGAACGTGCATTCAGCCTGCGCAACAGCCTGCTGAAAAGTAATGATCCGGTATTCGTCATGCGTATCGTCCAGTTGGAAGCCCAGGAAGAAGCGATCGCCAATGAGTTCCGCGACCTGTTGATCGGTAAGTTCGACGGTAAGCCTGTCGAGGCCTTCATCGGTACTTTCAAAGCCTAAGCCTGATTGCTCAGCCTTAAATCTCCGCTGCTGCGGGGATTTATTGAAGCGTAATCCTGTAATTAATCGCCACCTGGCGAGGGATTCCTACACCCAAAAAACAGCGCTGTGCAGGCGTAAAGTATGGAGAAAAAAATGAGCTTTATTCAAACCTTTTCAGGCAAACATTTTAACTATCTCGACATCCAGCAAGACGCCATCGAGATCGAAGATATTGCTAATGCACTCTCGAACATCTGCCGCTTTGCCGGTCACCTGCCTGAGTTCTATAGCGTCGGCCAGCACAGCGTTTTAACAAGCCAACTGGTACCTCAAGAATTTGCGCTTGAAGCGCTGCTGCATGACGCCGCCGAGGCATATTTGCAGGATATCCCTGCCCCATTGAAACGCCTTCTTCCTGACTACCGCGCCATTGAAGATCAGGTTGATGCAGCTATTCGCCAAAAATTCGGCCTGCCGGCTGAGCAGCACCCAACCGTTAAATATGCCGACCTGGTGATGCTGGCCAGCGAACGTCGCGACTTTGAGATCGACGACGGCACCCACTGGCCGATGCTCGACGGCGTCATTCCTACTGACCAGTTTGTGATTAACCCCGTCCGCCCGGGCCAGTCTTACGGCATGTTCATGAACCGCTTTAACCAACTGATGGAGCGGCGCTAATGGCACATGTGAAAGTGAAAGAATTGGTTGCTGCAGCATACGCTGCAGCACCTGACCTACCACCAGCAGCAGCACAATTAATGCAAGACATAGCGTCAAGGCTGGATGTGACCTTTGTCGCCCTTACAGAGGCAATGGACCAGAACACCGCTATGGCCGCGATGATAGCGAACCTGAGCGAGGAAAACAGAAATGGCTAAAAACTCGATCGATGCTTATGGCGCCAGCGGCAAGACAAACGTTCTGATGTTTGAGCCGGAAAATCTGCATATTGTCACTGACAAGGCACACCCGCTTTACGATGAGCGTATTCACTTACCTCTCAGTGAGGCAATGGTGCTGAACATCATAGACCAGGGTGTTCTGGAGCCGATTATTGTGTGGAAAGACCCGGAAACGGGGATGTCCTGTGTGGTCGATGGCCGTCAGCGCGTCCGTCATACCCTGGAAGCTAACAGTCGTCTTGCAAAAGAGGGTAAAAACCCGCTGCTGGTTCCGGCGGTCACTAAACGCGGTTCTGCTGTTCGCATGGCGCAGGCAATGGTCAGCGCAAACGAAATCCGCCAGGCCGACACACCGCTGGGCCGAGCCAAAAAGATGGCTGATGCGCTGGAGCGCGGGCATGACGAGGAAGACCTCGCACTGATGTTCGGCGTCAGCGTCCCCACTGTACGCGCAACACTATCACTGCTGGATGCCACTCAGGCAGTCAAAGACGCGGTAGAGTCCGGCACAGTGACCGTTACCCAGGCGCGTCAACTTGCATCACTGAAACCGGAAGAACAGCGGGAAAAGGTAGCCGAAATCGAAGCGGCGACCGCTGGTACCAAAGGCCACGAAAAAGCCCGTCGGCAACGTCAGATACTCGGTGAAGCAAAGCCGCGTATCAAATCACGCAAGGAAATTGCAAAAGCCCTCGAAGATGCCAGCGGCGAATATGCCGAGGCTCTTCTCTGGGTACTTGGGGAGGCGAAATGAACTTTGAACCTGAAAATTACAGCCGGCGCGCCCTTCTCTGGTTTGCTGCACTGGCCAGTGTTGTCGGGTGGGTTGCAGTAGTCGCTGTAATCTGGGGCGTATGCATCATGATCGAATGGGTGACAGCATGAAAGAACTGAAATTTTACGGTGCCAGTGATGACCTTTTCGAGTGCGAAGGTGCAATTCGTGAAGAGATCTGCATGTACAGCAACCCTGGAGTTTATCACCTCAAGTCATCTGAAGGTGAGATGCTCGTTACTGCCTGCTATACGGACGAGGGATGCTGGGCTATTGGCGTTGGCCAGGTCAATGAAGAAACCCAACTTCCAGCATGGCCGGCATCTTTCAGTCAGCATGACCGTGGTTATAGCGTGGTTCTAACATTACAGGTTCCTGACGACACTGAATTGGTGCTGGAGGATAGCGATGACTGATATCACCAACTTAGTTAAGAATCTCCGCCACTGGGCAAAGATGGCCTCACTGACCAGCGAACAAGTGTCCTGCTTAAGCGTTCAGCAACTCGAAACTATTGCGAATGAGCTTGATTCAGCCCACCAGCTGATCGCCGAACTTGAGTCATTTCGTACCGCCTACATGGAATGGAGCGATAAAACGGATTGGATGCAGGGTGATAAACGTTTTGACGTTGTGCGTCCACTGGGTAAGCACCGTGTGGATGTGCTCAGGGAATATATCAAGCTTCTGGAGTCCCGCACCGTGAAGTTGCCGAAGCCTATTAGCGTTTTGCATCGCCGAGATTTCACTGATGCGCACCGCGCGATATATGCATATCCGGAAGCAGAAGTTAACGCAGCATTAGCCAGCGCTAGCATCAAGTGGGAGGCTGAGTGATGGCTAAACAAGCGTGGAAACGACCTGGTGAGTGGCGGTGCTGGTCATGCAAAGAATGGGTGTCAAACATTGAACTGAGCAATGCTGATGGGTTTTGTCCTCACTGCGACCAAGAAATTGATACGCAAGACTCACCATACACCGATGATGACAGGCCAGAAGGAGCCGCCCAATGACCATATCAAGCGGATACGCGATAGACGCATATTGCGAGTGTGATATGTGCAGGACAAACGTCGACCTTGTAGGACGTTACGTCAGGCAAAAAATGGCCAGCGCTGCCGGGGAAACTTATGCGGAGTGCGCAAGAGAGTTGCGCCGCCTAGGGTGGTACTTGTCACGTGACCGTCGCCACGCTCTCGCGCCGGGGCATAAGAAGCCGGAAAAATGGGAGATTGATTAAATGACCAGCAAATTAACCAGAGAGCAGGCACAGCAAATTATTGATGCCGCCGACGCTGTTATTTCAGCATTGGCGGGCACTAACGACGAAGTTCACAAAGACGACACGGATAAGATGGTTAGTTTGTGGGATGACCTGAACGACCGCTATGCGCCACCTGAAGTGGTCAGGGAACTAGCCCGCATGGCGCTGGCCGCAATGGACAGCGAGCCAGTGGCGTATACCGACGAGCGCAACCTGGGCTACATCGACCGAGGGAGGGAGACGGCATATCTGTGGGGTAAGCAGAACACAGAGGTCGGAGATATCGCACTCTATCGCCACGCACAGCGAGCGCCAGTAGTCACTTTCTATCGCGATGGCATTGAAGCCGCCGCCAAATGGATAGATAAGCAGCGTGAGGCATACGACAGCGAGCATGGATGGTCTGATCCTGATACCGGAGCGTTCGAGTTCGGCAATGATGCCCAGCGCGGATATTCATCCACTCTGGAAGAATTAGCCGAAGGGATTCGCGCTCTGCATCCAAATGCTGGCAACTCCCCGGCGATTCCAGAGGGATACGTGATAGTGCCGATGAGGCTAACCGCTGAGAACGGCGCAAAGGGTGTGCTATCTGGCGAATTTTCAGAAACACAGTTTGTAAACTGCCCGGAGTGTTTTGGTGATGATGAGTGCGAAACATGCGACGGCAGCGGCAGAATTGAAATAAAAGTGCCAGTTAGTTGGACGACTATAAAAGAAATTTGGATTAAAGGTGTCGAGTATTTTGCAGCCGCACCGCAGGAGAATAACTAACGTGAACCATTTAATGATCGACCTCGAAACAATGGGTAACAAGCCTACTGCGCCAATTGTCGCGATCGGCGCTGTATTCTTCGACCCGCAAAGCAGTGAGTTGGGCGCAGAGTTCTATGTGGCCGTTAACCTCGCCAGCGCTATGGATCAGGGTGCGACACCTGACGGTGACACTATCCTGTGGTGGCTCAAACAATCATCAGAGGCCCGAGCAGCTATTTGTACCGACGATACCAGAAGCATTACATTTGCTCTCTCCGAGTTGAGTTCATTTATCAGCCGCCACTCTGACAACCCACGTTATATCAAAGTCTGGGGTAATGGTTCCAACTTCGACAATGTGATTTTACGCTCAGCCTACGACCGCGCCGGCCAAACCTGCCCGTGGTTATTCTGGAACGACAGCGACGTGCGCACCATGGTGTTGCTCGGTAAACAACTTGGTTTCGACCCCAAAAGCAATATGCCATTTGATGGTGTAGCCCATAACGCATTGGCCGATGCCCGCCACCAAGCAAAATATGTATCGGCAATCTGGCAGAAACTATTGCCTACAAGCGACGAATAACAACCCTTATCGCCCGGGTGCAGCCGGGCAATGGAGAAATCTATGCTGAGCCTCGATTGTGTTCCCATCTCAACTTATTGCAAAGAGACAGGCGAAACCCCTGATGCCATAAATAAGCGCATCCAGCGCGGCGTATGGCGTGAAGGGGTACAGGTGCTAAAGGTCGAAGGCGTTAAGGAAAGATGGATAGATCTTAGTGAGGTTGCAAAATGGGCTCGACAAAATCGCCTAAACTCCCGCGCGGCGTAACGATCAGGAAACATAGTACTGGGGAAACTATCAATATTACCTTTACCTATAAGGGGGTAAAATGCCGGGAACCTTTATCAAACCTAGAAGTTAATAGCAAAAACATTAAATACGCCGAGCGAACACTCGGCGAAATTCACAATAAAATTGAGCGGGGTACATTCAATTATGGTGAACACTTTCCCCGTTCGTCACGACTTAAAATATTTGGTAATGCTTCAACAGGAAAAACGGTAAAAAATTATCTCGATGAATATCTTGTAATTTGTGAAACGAGAAAATTATCTCCTTCAACAATCGGCGGATATAAGAAATGTTTAAATGCTTTGGCATCACTTCACGTTTTTCCTGCCAGTGAATTAACACCTGCTGCTTTAAAAACATGGATCCAGAGTCAGAAAACGACATTAAAGACGATTAGGAACCAACTTTCATTCCTACGCTCAGCACTGGATGAAGCTGTGACTGATGGTGTATTACAGATTAACCCAGTTTCACTGGTGACAGCCTCGCGCTACCAGAGCAGTAAAACCGAGGATGAAAGTGATTATATTGTTGATCCGCTTTCACCGGCCGAGGTTGAAGCGCTTTTGCATGCCGCAGGTAACAAGCAGTGGGAAAACATATTCCGCTTTGCAATTGAAACCGGGCTACGTAGTTCTGAACTCTGCGCCCTCCGTTGGCGCGATATCGACTTTATCGGCAAAACAGCGCATGTGCAAAATGCCAGCGTAGTGGGGGTAATTAAGGGCACGAAAACTAAAGCTGGAACACGTAAAGTTGAGTTAACCGAAGAAGCCTTGTATGCCCTGACTTCTCAGAAGCCTTTCACCTTTATGAAAGATGCAACGATCTTTGAGGATCCTAAGACAGAAAAACCATGGGCGGGTGCCGATGCGATAAGAAAGAAAGCCTGGGTGCCAACTTTACGTAAAGCTGGGATCAGGTATCGCAATCCATACCAGACCAGGCATACGTTCGCGACCCGACATATCAGTAGAGGCGCTAACCTGTTCTGGCTGGCATCACAGATGGGACATAAAGGACCAGAGATGTTGTTCCGTCATTATGGCAGATATTTGAAAGAATATGATGGAGAAAGTTCTAAAAAAATCAAAAATGTATAGTATTATATGAGCGACAAATTAGTTCCGCTCATATAATCCCTGATACCACGCATCAATTTTTTCATCTAAGTATTTAAGTTTTTTTAAAATGAAAACAGGCTTACGTGGAGGATGATTTTCTTGAAATGAATCGTATAAATGCATGATAAATTCAACACATGCGCTAGAAACGTCCTGCGCACGTTGAACTCTATATCCCTTATTATACCTGTATGAAACCTCGCATTCAAATGTAGCTTTTAAATACACCTGAGAAAAAAAATCATCAGAAATGAATATTCCACGGGATTTTAGAAAAACAACATATTTGTTGATTTGAATTGATTTTCCATGAATCGCCGTTAAATAAAGCCTTGCACCAGGAGTTACACCACCACCGATCATCTTGGGTGTTTTCCTAACATATGGATTTGATTTTGGTGGAAATGACTGATTAACCCAATAATCTAGGGAAAGATCTGATATTTCATTAAGAATTTTAGAAATAGCATCGACTATAGACTTTGACTCTGATCTTGTAGCGACTTTCAGGGAGTTATTATACGTAATGAACCATCCAATAAATACCAGGATGATACTAACAACACTGAACATCCATGCATAAGAAGACACCTGAGATAAGGTGTCTTTTAGATAAGAAAAATTCAAATCAACTCCTTTGGAAGGATTTCGCTTCAGGATTAGCCTTATCGATGAATTTGAAAATCTGTTCTTTATAAAAAGGCAAGTCACTTTTAATGACTAATCTTTCTTTTATATCAGATTTCGATACACCTTCTTTCCTTACGAGACCACCAAAAGCCTCTTCTAGAAACGAAGAGCCAATACCATGAATGATACCTGTGAAGTCGACAACAACCTCTCGATCGCTTGAGCGTAGCGCAGGAACTAAAAAATCTCTACGGAAGCGCTCAGCACTGTTCGGGCTGTCGGACATATACCGTCCAAATGGCATCTTTGAGAAATCCCTTGCTATGACGATGTTAACCATCTTCTCCCCTCCTCGGAACCAATGACCATTCAATCAGAGTCCCTGGCATGTACTCGGGTATCAACTCGCACTTGGGCACCTCATTCTTAGAATTATAGCTGTACATAACATTGCCCGTGAAGACCAATAGTGACTCTGAGTCAGCACAACCAGAGCCTATAGGTCTCTTTATATCCTCTGAACCGTTGCCCCGTCCAGCATTAACGTATCTTGATTGGCCTGCTGTTAAAGCTGTTAACACAGACATAACATTATCATACCCGCTAAAGATGGGTGAGGCTGATGTAAAAGACTGATGTATGCCTAAGCCCAGATCATAAATGATAAAAACTATCTTGTCGGTGTCTGGATTGTACCAGCAACTTTGCCACCAACGCTTCCCTTCCATGCTTTGTATGACATCGGCAAATGAAGGATGTTCATAAGCATGATAGGAAACATTCAACATCGCCTCACTAAGGGCAGAGGAAACTAAGAGATACTGGTCAAAATTGAGTAAAGCTTTACTATCAAGAACATCCAGTGTCTCTACCCAGTGGTTAAATGGTTCAACTGCTGATTGGAAGTACCTTTTTTCAACGATTAATTGCTGTAGTTTTGTCAATGAGTTTGCCATGAGAGCAATAGACAGTCCAGTGCCGACAATGTATCGATGGCCAGTAGGGTTTTCTTCTTTCTTCGGCCAAACAAACCGGATTATGTCGCTTCGCCTTGTTACTAAGTAAGCTCTATTGATAACTGCAAAAAGTCTTACGCAGGCAGCGGCTCCGGCATACTCAATATCAGAAAAGTCTATGCATATCTGCCCACGCTGCGCCAGAAGCATGCTGTTAATGAGGTTTAGAAAACTCGAACTAGGTTTGCGATCAGTATCGTTGTATAAACACAACCGTTTAGGTGATTTTATAGTTGTCATGGCAACTCCCTAGCCGTAACAAATTTTATACGTTTTTGCTGTATGAAAAATATTGAACGTAAAAATACAACAAAAAGATACGTTAAAGCTACGAGGAATTAATAAATGGTTAAAATTATATAATATTCAACAAGTTAAATTCATTCGGACGCGGGTTCAACTCCCGCCAGCTCCACCAATTTTTGATATATTGAAGTTCAGTGAAGTCTATCAAGCCCGCATGGAACCAGCCTTGCGGGCTTTTTTACGTCTATAGTAGTCTACCAAGAATTGCTAGAATCTACTCGTTATGGCACCCTTTTTGGGACCCAACACAAAGGGTCCAAAACATGAGGGTCCCAAACATGGCAAAAATCGCTAAGAAGCTCACTGACACTGAAATCAAAAGCACCAAACCTGCCGAGAAAGAGGTTAACCTTTTTGACGGCGATGGTTTGCTCCTGCGAATCGCCCCCTTGGCGAAGGGAGGAAAGAAAAATTGGTATTTCAGATATGCAGTGCCTGTGACCAAAAAGCGAACTAAGGTGAGCTTAGGAACCTATCCTCACCTTACACTTGCGAAGGCACGAGCTTTACGTGATGAGTATTTGTCGTTGCTTGCAAATGGTATAGACCCACAAGTTCATAACACCCACAAAGCCAATGCCCTTAAGGATGCCACGGAACATACATTTCAAGCAGTAGCCAAGAAGTGGCTTGATGAGAAAGTCAAAACGTCAGGCATCTCCCAGGATCATGCTAACGACATCTGGCGAAGCCTAGAGAGAAATATCTTTCCAACGTTGGGTGATACCCCCATTAAGGAGATTCGCCCTAAAATGCTTAAACAGCATTTAGAACCTATAGAAAAACGAGGTGTCCTTGAAACACTTCGCCGCATCATATCCCGCCTGAATGAAATTTTCCGCTATGCAGCAACAGAAGAACTCATAGAATTCAATCCGGCTGACAACCTGGGGCAACGGTTCAGCAAGCCAAAAAAACAGAATATGCCAGCATTATCCCCTTCCGAACTCCCCCGCTTCCTGGTTGCTCTAAACAATGCTTCTGTCCGTTTAGAAACAAGGCTACTGATTGAGTGGCAACTTCTCACATGGGTTCGCCCTGGTGAAGCTGTTCGCACAAGATGGTCAGATATTGATATAGAAACCGGCATGTGGAACATCCCGGCGGAGTTTATGAAAATGAAGAAACCTCACAAAGTTCCACTGAGCAAAGAAGCTTTGCGAGTCTTGGATTCAATGAAAGCCATCAGCGGGCATAGAGAGTGGGTTTTTCCCAGTATCAAAGCTCCACTCAATCACATGCATGAACAAACAGCTAATGCGGCTATAATCCGTATGGGCTTCGGAGGTGAGCTTGTAGCTCATGGTATGCGATCAATCGCCAGAACGGCTGCTGAGGAGTGTGGCAAGTTTAGAACTGATGTCTTAGAAGCCGCCCTTGCCCACTCGAAAAAAGATGAAATAATTGCAGCCTACAATCGTGCAGAGTATCTCACAGAACGTGTGGTTCTCATGCAATGGTGGAGTGACTATGTTTCGTCTCAAAAATACAAAGTTATTGCCGCATAACTCTTCGATGATGGGTTAACTATCTTGATTTATTTGAAGAATTAATGATCACACCATTAACCTATGTGGACTAAGCATAGCCATTTACAAATGGTTACCTTGAGGCCAAATAACAAAAGCTGTCGGTCATATCAACTAAATAATTCACATCTCTTCTCGATTATCATACACCTCGAAGATCTACCAAATTCGCTCTAATCAATGATAAAACAGTTGAATTCGGTTAAAATTTGATCAATTTTATCCTCTACATTGTATTGAATCATCCATGAGGTTTCGTGCATGGCTAGAGAAAATGATAAAAATCATAGAGTTAGGGTCGCACAGTACTTGAGGATGTCTACCGACCATCAGCAATATTCTTTACATAATCAGTCCGAATATATCAAAGATTATGCTGAAAAGAACAATATGGAAATCGCTTATACCTACGATGATGCAGGTAAGAGCGGAGTCAGTATCGTAGGCAGGCATTCTTTGCAGCAGTTACTTAGCGATGTAGAACAAAAGAAAATAGATATTCAGGCTGTATTATTTTATGATGTGAGCCGTTTTGGTCGTTTTCAAAATAGTGATGAAGCTGCATATTATTCCTTTCTATTTGAGAGAAATGGTGTAGATCTTATATATTGTTCCGAACCTATACCCACTAAAGATTTCCCTTTAGAGTCCTCTGTTATACTGAATATAAAAAGATCTAGTGCTGCATATCACAGCAGGAATTTATCTGAAAAGGTATTTATAGGGCAAGTAAATTTAATAAAGCTTGGTTATCATCAAGGCGGTATGGCTGGTTATGGGCTGAGACGTCTTTTAGTAGACGAAAATGGCATAGCTAAAGAAATATTGAGTTTCCGCAAAAGAAAGAGTATTCAAACAGATAGGGTAATATTAATTCCGGGACCAAAAAATGAAATAAAAATTGTAAATAGAATCTATGATCTCTTTATAGATAATAATGTGCCAGAATTTATTATTGCTGAGAGATTAAATGAACAGAACATACCTGCAGAAAATGGAACATTATGGACTCGTGCAAAAATACATCAAATTTTGACAAATGAAAAATATATTGGAAACAATATATATAACAAAACCTCATCTAAACTAAAAAGTAGGCTTGTAAAAAACCCCAAACATGAATGGGTTAGATGTGACAAGGCATATAAACCTATTATTTCAAAGAAAAAATATAATAAAGCTCAAGAAATAATTCAGCTCCGATCCATTCATTTGACTAATGAAGATCTATTAGAAAAACTAAAACAAAAATTAGAATCTAATGGAAAACTATCAGGCTTTATCATTGATGAAGATGATACAGGCCCTTCATCTTCTGTTTATAGAACCCGATTTGGTGGTCTTTTAAGAGCATATACTTTGATTGGTTATAAGCCAGATCATGATTACAGCTATCTCAAAATAAATGAAGCACTAAGATCATTTTACTCAGAGATAATTGAGGATTTTAAGGGTGAAATTTTAAAAAGTAACTGTCATATAGACGAGTATAAATATGCCCCAATGCTTTACATCAATGATGAGTTTTTAATTTCCGTCCTTGTTACTAAATGCATACATATGAAATCAGGTAAACTTAGATGGAAAGTCCGGTTTGATAACTCACAGAAAGCAGACATAACAATTGTTATACGAATGAATTCACAAAATATTTCACCTCTTGATTTTTATATCATACCAAAGATTGAAAACGAATATAGTAAAATGTGCATGACGGAAACAAACAACATTCGATTAGATCTCTATAGATTTGATAATCTTGATAAACTTCTACAAATTATTACTCGCATGAAAGTGAGGGAACTATATGCTGCCTGAAAAAAATGAATTCCCAATAATTCAAATTGAGATTGCAAAAATAAAATTTCTTAACCCACGGACAAGAAATAAGGTAGTGCATGAAGAAATAAAGGAAAGCATAAAAAAAAGAGGGTTAAGCAAGCCTATAAGCGTAAGAGCTATTGATGAAGACGATTTCAAATATGCTTTAATTTGTGGTCAAGGGAGAATAGAGGCTCTCGTTGCATTAGGTGAAACTATTATTCCAGCAATTGTAAGAGATGTATCAGAAGAAGATGCTTACGTTATGAGTTTAGTTGAAAACATTGCAAGGAGAAGACCACGTTCTAATGAGTTATTACAGGTGATTAAAGACATGAAAATCAGAGGGCTTTCAGACTCCGAAATAAGTGAGATTACTGGATATTCATCGAACTGGGTAAGCAGTATTAATATGCTACTTGATAAGGGAGAGCATAAACTTCTCTCAGCAGTCGAACGGGGTAATTTGCCTCTGTATCTTGCAGTGCAATTTGCAAGATGTGAAACTGAGGAAGCACAAGATATTCTTACCGAAGCATATGATAAAAAATTAATAAAAAGTCGGGACATTATAAAGATAAAACACATTCTAAATCAAAGAACAGTTGGGAATAAAGGTGCAAAAGCAGCCGGATTTTATTATCACAAACCATCAAAAAGGATGACTGCAGAGGAGTTGATTGAGCTTTATGAAAATAGTATCGCTGAACATAAATCTGTTTATAACAACTCAAAATTCATAAAAACCAATCTACTAATAGTAAATGAGATTTTTAACATCATAATGATGAATAAAAGCTTTCAACATATACTTGAACAAGAGAATCTTTCAGAACTACCATCTCAGATATTAAACCCAGTAAACAAAGAGGTATCAAAATGATTCAGATACGTTTTGGCGATAATTTTATTTACCTGGAAACTAATAAGTTAATTCCATCTAAGGAATTATTAGAAAACGTAAAGCGAAGCCATAAATACCATCAAATAGTTACCTCCATCGAAAGCTTAGGTATTATTGAACCAATAATAGTGTTCTATGACAAAGATAAAGATGTCACTAAGATACTTGATGGCCATTTAAGGGTTGAGGCTTTAAAAGACTTAGGTATAGAAAAAGCTCCATGTATACTTTCGAGCATAGATGATGCTTTCACTCCTAACAAACAAGTGAATCATATAAATGTAGTTGAAGAACATAGAATGATAATTAAGTCTCTGGCAAAAGTATCAATTGAAAAACTTAGTGCTGCTTTGGGCATATCTGTTGATGCCATAAAAGATAAAGCTAATGTGATGAACGGCATAGATCCAAGTGTAATTGCGAAACTTTCTGATAAACCTATACCTAAGGCTACATTTGACGTTTTGAGGAAAATGAAGCCAATTCGCCAAATTGAAGCAGTCGGTACAATGATTAATTTTGATAATTATAGTAAAAAATTTGCAATGAGCATCTTGGATGCAACACCGGCATCGATGATAGTAAATAAAGGGAAAAACACTCCCTATAAAAAGGATATAAAAAAAACCATACTTCGTCTGGAACAAGAAATGGCAACAACTTCGGAAGAAACGAAAAAGCTTCAAACCGAGTATGGTTCAGATATGTTGAAATTCGTTATAATCCAGTCATATATTAATAAATTACTTGGCAACTCTAAAGTTCTTCATTGGTTCTTAGAAAACGAGGTTGATTATCTTAATGAGTTAAAAAGAATTTCTAGAATAAATTCTTTGGATGATAAGACTCTTACTGAAAACAGCAAATCATAG